TTTAGATATTCTTCTGTAACTTCTTTTGCTGCTTCTCCAATAGTAACAACTCCAGAGTATGGTACAGCAAATTCGGAACTTGAAGATGCTGACATCCATGCGATATAATTAATATCAAACTTTAATGGTTCTCCTTTCTCAGATGTTTGACGCATTACGAGACTATATGGATATGTAAATTTAAATCCTATATTTTTTCCTTTCTCATCTTTCATGTCAACAATATCAGCGATTACCTGTTCACCTGTAATCATTTTTGCAACTTTTACTGTCATAATTATTTTTGTGGTGGTTTAACTAATCCCTCTTTGAGAAATTTTCGTGCTACTTCTATCAGTCCACCAATTTTCTCATCATCAATTATAACATAGGGTAGCATAGCTACACCAGGATTTTTTTTCTGGAATTCTTCTAATGTAATATCAGATCCTATTTCTATTTGAGAATAGGTTTGATCTGCTCTTTGCATCAACTCTTTTATATGAGCACAAGCAGAACAGTCTGGTAAAGTATAAATTGTGATATCCATAATTAATTTTCAAATACAATATATCCTGTTTGATCTATGACATAACATTTAAAGTAATATTCATCACTTTCTACATATTCTCTGTTTGGAAACCATGATGCTGCATTTACTTTTGCAACATCATCACTTTTGAACTCAATAATATTGTCATGTTTTGTTTTAATAATTAAAAGCAAATCTTCGGGTAGAAATTCTTCGTAATATGAATATACACTATTAATTAAATCTTGATCTTTACATTCATCTAGTGCCTTATTATAAAAGTAAACTAATGAGCAATTATTTATTTCACAGTAATTATACATCATATCAAAAATATTTTTTGATTCGAATACTTCAATCATTCTTCTGCTCCATTTTCTTCAGAATCAAGTTTTGTAAGTATGAAATCAAGAACATCCTTACTATCTAAATCTTTGCCTTCTGTAATAAGTTTGTTGACAAATTCTGTATTTTGCTCTGGAGCTTGGAATACTGGAAGTTTTAACATTTGATCACGATAGTTTTTATAATTCAAAGGATTCATCATTTGTTGTTTTACAATCAAAGTTTGAATAATTCTTTCCTTAAAATTAGACAAAACATATGCAGAGAGTTTTAAATATTGACCATCAGTTTCTAGATATCCTTCTTCTTTTTGTGATTTATAATATTTTTTCCAATCTTCTGGAGAAATTGGGAACATAACGTCAGTTGCTTCAATATATGAAGAATTTTGTGGAATATCTCTTAATGCTTTTCTATATTTTTTCCACAATTCTTTTTCTTCATCAGAAATAGGACTATCGAAACCAAATACCCAATCAGTATCATCCAACAAGAAATTTCTTGCTAATCTAATTCCATACCATGTAGCTTGCTTGCTCTCAAGATATGCATTAGTAAGTTCTTTTTGATAATCCTCTTTTTCTATGCTATCAATTAAATAAAATGCCTCTTTTAAAGATTCAAAAATTTCTTTTGCCTCTTCTAAATCTGAAGAAATGATTTCCATTTCATAATCTTTCCAAAAATATTCATTAGTAGAAAAGTTTTTCATAAACTTTCTTCTTTGAACATGGAAAGCACCAGTATCATAATACGAGAATTCGATTAGCCTATCTTTATCACTATCCCATGTTGGATAAAGAAGGGGACCAATATGATCATTCCAATATGTGTCAGTAAGATCTCGTGTTACTCCACGGTAGTTTACCTGCCTTTGAATGGCATTTAGTTGCAAAATTAAATTTGGAACATTTGATTCCGATACGATACTCATAGTTTTGGTGCTCTCATAAACCATCCCGTTAGTATATATTTATCTTGTGTTAGGACAGTCAATCCACGATGAGTATGAGTGAAATGTGCTGGCCAAATGACAATTGTTCCCTGTGTAGGTTTAATTCTTCTCAACTGATAAATGTATTCTGTCTCACCTTCACCTTCTGGCATGTCATTTAAGTATATTGTCCATACAAGAATTCTATTTGATGTATCAACATTACCAGATTCGTAATGCCAAACATGATATCCTCCTCCTGGTTGAGTCCTTTGCAATTTATAGTGAGGAGAAAATAACAATTCTCTGTTTAATGCATCATACTTATCAACATAATGCATCACACAAACTTGTAAGTACTCACCAACATGTTGTGCTAATTCTTTATTAAAACTTTCTATCAACAAACAAGTATCAGATCTTCCCAGTTTTCCTTTGTCAAACTGTTTATCACTTTTCCATACTTTACTAGTGGAAGCAGATATTTGTAATTTTTCTTTAAATTCAGTAATAAGTCTTTCACAAATATCTGCATTTAAAAAATTTGGATAAACTCCAATAAAATCTTGATATTCTGCTTTCACAAGATCTAATGATATAAATGGTTCGGTCATATTAAAATGCTTTGATAAGGTATTTTGTTAGCATGTAAGGTTCCACTAATGGAACGTCTTTTACTGGATCTAAAAATGGTGTTGGAACTAATGGAACACCAGCAGTCATTCTAAATGAAAGATCATTAACTGCCATACCTGCTGGATAAGCAGAATTTGCTGCTCCTTCAATTGTGTAGCTAACTGTCTTAGAACTTAAAGCTATTTCTCCTGGTGTTGGTACAAATTGTACTTCTGATACTAACTTATAATCATAGAAAAATTCACAAATTCCAAAATGATCAACATTTCCACCATTATCGTTTGCACCAGAAGCTGTAGTTCTTTTCTGGAGAATCTTAAATTTAACATTATTGGTTTGTGCTCCTCCAGGTAATGCAAGAGTATAAGTGTACCATTTAGTATCTCCACTTGTACCGTCATAGTTAGATGCGATTTCTGCATCAGTTGGTCTTGGAACTAAGACTCCAAGAAATTGATTATCAGGAAAATTACTAGAACCATCAGTATTATAATATACTCTCAGTTCATCTGCACTATCATCAGGTTTTTCTCCGCCATTAATATTATTTCCTCTTGCACACTTAACTCCAATTGTTTCAACCAAAGTACAGTCCTGAGGCAGTAAAACAATAAATCTTTCTAACTCAGTACCACCTATTTTAACATACTTTGTATATGCTGTACCAGTCCCACTACCTAATGTAATACCAGTCACGCCACCATTAGCACCAATAGTTGTAGTTGCTGTTGTTCCAGCACCACAACCTCCCAATAGTCTAACTTTTGGTGGTGATGTATAACCACTACCACTAGCAGTTATAGTAAATCCAGTAACGGCACCATTACTAATTATGGCAGTAGCAGTTGCACCAGATCCAGGTGTGCCTTGTTGAGGACTAATAACAACAGTAGGAACTTGTGTTGTTGGTAATTTGAATCCACTTGCATTTCCTGTACCAGCTCCAGATGAGTAAATTTCTGGACCAGCACTTGCACTTTCTATAATATCACCAATAGAAATAGTGCTTGTTCCACCTTGATATCCTGTAATGATAGCAGACTGAATTGTAACAAATCCACCTCCGCCATTATTACTACTTACACTATTCGACCCACTAATTTGTCTGGAAACACCAGAACCTCCACCACCAACAGTAACTACTGCTGAAGAAATCCCGTTTGCATTTAGAGCAGTTCCTAATATATTTCCAAATATCTTACCGCCTGATCCTCCTCCGCCGCCTCCAGAAGTCCAATAACTTCTATCTTCTGTAATTTGACCTACAATTCTACCATTAGTAGTTGAACTGTCACCAGATGCAATCAAGTCAAACACATCTGAGCGATAACTAGTTAATCCTCTAGCACCACCATAACCTCCACCATGTCCGCCTGTGCCGCCACCACCGCCGCCTGCTCCACCTGCACTACCACCACCCTCAGGTCCTTGAGGTTGTCCAGCTTGATTTGCTAATCCGACACCGCCGCCGCCTCCGCCACCGCCGCCGCCTGTGCATCCATAATTACCACCAGTACCACCTACTCCAGAAAATAAAGGTTGTGTTACAGCTTGAGGACTATCTGTGATTGGATTACCAGTGGCATTATCACCACACTGTCCCTCACCCGTTCCACCTCCACCCCCACCGCCGCCTACGCCAGCAAGAATTGAAGCAGTAACACCTCCAGCAGAACCAATAATAATAGTTGCAGCTCCACCTCCACCACCGTTGCTAGCATAACCAGCACCTCCAATTCCACCACCTGCTGTTCCATATGTTGCTGCTGCTGATGTTGGTCTTGGTTGTCCACCTTGTCCTGGAAAACAAGAAAATGAAGCCCCTTGAGCATTAGAAAGATTTTTAAGACTAAGTTTCATGTATTTTCCAGGTTTTCCTTGACCAGTTGTACATCCATACTGATAGAAATTTGGATTGATACCAACTGATCCAAAAAGTTCAAATGTTACACCAGTTATAGTATAGTTTGTGCTAGTTGGTACGACTGCAAACGCACCAGTACTTGGATAATTAAATGTTACAGGTGGTAGTGGAACCACATTACTGACACTTAAATATTTTCCAGCACTTCCACTTGCACTTGCAGCACCACCCCAGGTTCCAGATGGATTTTCTGTTGGATATAAATTTTTCCAAAATTGCCCTGCGGCGCCATTTCCACCAGAAAATCCTGCTAATGACCCACCCTGATTTGTTGTTATATTAAAAATACTAGAAGCAGAACCAGTAACGCTGTTTGTCCCAGCAGTACCACCACTACCGCCAGTTGTTGCCCCAGCAGCATTACCTTTATTACCGCCTCCAGCTGTAATAACACATAGTCCATTACCTATATTTACGGAGGATGTTCCACCATTATTACCTGCTTGATCATAAACTGCTCCAGATGCACCACCACCTTGAACAGTAATGGTGATTTCATTAACAGCAGTATTAAAACTATAGTTATAAGTTCCAGGACTATTATAATTTGTTGTTTGATAATCATAAATTGGTGTCCCAGCAGTTAGGATAGTTCTACCACCAATTAAAGAAGTAGAACTAAAAAATCTAAAAGTTGGATTTGGTGTAAATGTAATCAACTCAAATGTTCCAGAGTTACCAGATGCAAAAACAGTAGTACCATTTGGTTTGATAGTTCCTAGTTCTGGATCTCCTCCTGTGTAATTAAATAAGTCGTATGTTGCAAATGCTGCATTAGTATTTGCTTTTTTTAATAGAGCATGACTATGTGTAAGTGAAACTCCACCAGAGGGAGTAAATCCTTCTACTTTACCCTTTCCAGTCTTATATCCAGTCAAATATGTATCATATATTCCGCCCGATTTTAGTCCTGATGTTTGTGGACATTCTGAGTGAAACAGTAAATGAGAATGTTGAGGTGCTCCAGCTAACTTCTTTTCTGCTAGTGTAAATGTAATTGTTTCTGATCCTATAATATTACCACTAAGAGTATCAGTAACATCCGTATATCCAGTTGTGGTAACAGCTCCCAAATTAAATTGTCCTTTTTGTGACTGTTCATCAAAATACCACTTACCACCAATACTTTCAATACCAATTGCTAAATCGATATTTGCAATAACTGGTGATCCACTACCATAAACTGGTCCATATCCAACAATTTTTTTAGCAAGCAAATCAGGAACTTTAAATGTTCCCATATCAGTATCAGGCCAATGCTCTAATACATTTTCTTGTAAAATTGGAGCAATTGAACCCTGATTGTTCATTCTAATTTTAAATGTTGCTCCCGTGCCAGAACCAGAAATAGATATTGTTGGTGGTGTTGTATAACCTACTCCAGTTTTAATGATAGTAATTGAAGTAACTTTACCACTATCAACAACTATTGTTCCAGTTGCTGTAATCCCTCCAGTTGGTGCTGCAGAAAAAGTTACTGTATTCGTAGAAGAATATCCACTACCACCTGATAAGACAGTAATTCCGTTACTAGAAGATCCACCATAACTATTCCCAATTGCTGCATATAATAAAGGATAATCAGAAATATTATATTCAGATCCATCACAATAAAGATATCCTCTATATTGAAAATCTGGATTCAATTCTGGTTGAGCATCACCAGTAATATTTACGTAAGAAGTTGTTCCATTAACAGCATTTCCAGTTGGCACAAATTCAGAATCAAAAGATTTTTTACCAGATTTAGTTTTTAAGACATTAATGATCGTTCCTACAGAGGCAGAGTCTGGACCTTTCTCTGAGTAATAATTTTGTCTGTTATTGCGATATACAGGATTAAAAGCTGGCATTTTATATCTTTATTAAATATTCTAGTACAATAAATGGTGATGACACCGCATCAATAGATGCTTCTGTTTCTGGAAAAAGACTTATCGTAGTATTTAATGCATCTGGTTCCAATAAAAATGTATCTGTGACAATTTTAAAATTGTGACCAGATTTAGTTATAAGAATTTTATGGTTATGTACAGTAGGATCATCAACACCATCAGTATATTGAAGTTCTTCTACTTCACTTTGAATATTATGTGCTTGTGGAAATGATGATGTACTAGTTAAATTTGAATTGAGTGGTAATACATCAGAAAGTGATGTACCTTTCCAGTCA